TAGAATAGCAAGACGCACTACACGTTTTATGCGTGAGTGGTGTAACAAGCACCCAGGTGCTGAATTACTTGTAGTTGTTTGTTGGACTACATTTGAACGTGACGAACTACCGATTGATTGGCAAGGCGCAAAGTACATTCCCTATCATAACGTATGTTATAACATACCAGGTCATATACCAGGTAAGGACGAATTAAATGTTGATCCATTGTTAGTTGATACAATTAATAAAATGCATAAGCAGTATACAACAACACTAGGAAGCGAAAGTAGAAAGCAAATGCAATTCGAACGTATGTGGAACTTGCAACAAATTGCAAAAAGTTTAAACGTAAAGTTAGTACAAACGTTTGCATTAGACGAACCTGGTGAAGATTGGAATAAAGATGTTAATTACATTACACCAAGTTTCATTGATATGACCAAGAGTCAAGGTTGGACTTGTGGCACAGGTGGACATACATTAGAGGAAGGACATAAAGGATGGGCAAACTATCTGTATCAAACGATAAATGGTTAGGGTGGGATTACCCAATCGCACTTGTTGCCTGTAATGGTAGAACTATATTACAGAGAACACTTGAAGTGGGAAACTTCGATACTGTAATATTAGATAACGAATTAGTACTTGATTATCCTGAACTAACCGATATGTGTAAAGTTTACGTTAATGAAGTTAAGTTTATGGATGTACACGATCCCGATATGCTTATAGTTAATACACCAAAAGAGTTATATGAATATAACTTGTTAGAGGAACATAAATGAAGAAATTTAAACTAGATGATATGAAAGGTGGCTGGTTCGTAGGAGACTTTGAACCCACTGCTTTTAAGGCAAACTTTGAAGTAGGTATCCATCGCCATAAGAAAGGTGAGTTCCATCAGGATCACTTTCATAAAAAAGGTACAGAAATTAACTGTATGAGAAAAGGTAAAGTAAAAATTAACGGAGAAGTATTCAGCGAAGGGGATATTTTTATTCTGTATCCTTACGAAGTTAGTCAAGTGGAATACTTAACAGACGTGGAATTAACAGTAGTTAGAGATATTTGTGACACAGATGACAAATATATGTTTGACATTAAACAATAAAGAAGGTACAATACATTATGCTTGATATATACGTGGACGGAGTAGATCCTAAGGAATACTTCACAGTAACATACAAACTAGAAGGTAACGACTTAAACAAGGCGGCATTTGGATTAGCAGTCGGGCAAAGTGTAGGTAACCCTAGTGTGAGAAATGAATATGAAACTCCGGAATTGATTAGTCAATACTCGGCGAAGATTATTGGACAGCCGGCAGACTTCATAGGCAAGAGTGCAGGCATTGTAAAAATTGCATGGCCATATAGAATTATCGATTGGGAAACTGATGGTATATCACAATTACTGTGTGTGCTAATGGGTGGACAAATGGACATTGATTATATTCACAGATGTGAATTGTTAGACTTGGATATCGACTTTGCATTATGTGATGCAGTAGCACCACGTTACGGATTGTCAGGTATGAGAGAACTAACAGGTAATTACAACAAGCCACTGCTAGGCAGTATTGTTAAACCTAAAACAGGACTAACAGAGAAGGCATTAGTAGAAATTGTTACTGCTTTTGTTGAAGGCGGAGTTGACTTTATTAAGGAAGATGAGATAATGGCAAACCCGGCTTGTTTGCCCCTTAAGACACGCATAGACGTCATACAACGGGTTCTAGCAGGAACAAACATTGTATACTGCTATTGTATCAATAGTGATCCTTTACATTTATTAGATAGAGCTAAAATGGTTGCAGATGGCGGCGGCAATGGTGTACACGTTAACTTCTGGAGTGGACATGGATCATATAAAAGTATTAACAAGTTAAACTTACCTTTGTACATACATTATCAAAAGTCAGGCGATAAAGTAATAACTAGTACAAAGAATGCATACCGTATTAGTTGGTATGTGTTATGTAAGTTGGCAAGTATCTGTGGAGTGGATACAATCCATACAGGTATGTGGGGCGGGTATTTAAGTGATGATGAAAACGAACTAAAGAGCACAATGCATATGTTAAGTGGTAACAATGTAGTGCCTGCTTTAAGTTGCGGTATGACAGCAGAACTTATACCAGAAATAACAAGACGCTTCGGTGTCGACTATATGGCAAACGTTGGTGGAGCAATTCACGAACACCCAGATGGTATGAAAGCCGGAGCTCATAAATTAAGAAAAGCAATAGATAGTGTAACTAGATGATTATAGATAAAAAAGATAAGAAAGATTATACAGCACCGACACCAGCAGAGCTTCAACGAAAACTCGACGAGCGAATGAAAAAGTTCTTAGACAAGGGAGGCAAAGTTGAAAAACTTGACCCAATGAAACCTACAAAGGAACAAATCAAGAGTTGGACAGTGTAGTGATTAACTATGTGTTTGATGTAGACGGCACACTTTCATACAGTAGAGAAGTTATGCCTCCTCATTTTAGGATCTGGTTTTTAAACTGGATGAAAGGCAAGAATGTCTTTATTGTTACAGGTAGTGATAGACCTAAAACAATAGAACAGATTGGACACGAGATTGTAGACAACTGTGCTATGGTATTCCAATGTGCTGGTAACAGTGTATGGCGTAATGGTATCGAAGTTGCTACTAGTAGTTTAAACGCTCCTGCAGATATGGACACATGGTTAGAAGCACAAGTAGACTTTAGTAAGTATCCACACAAGTACGGACACCACATTGAAAAGAGAGCAGGGCTAATAAACTTTAGTACTGTAGGACGTAATGCAGTAGGACCTGAACGTGACCATTACTTTAATTGGGATTGTAAAGAACAAGAACGTGTTAGTATATGTGAACACTTTAATAAAACTTTCCCAGGCTTTGAAGCAGAGCTAGGTGGGAACACAAGTATCGATATACATTTAAAAGGCAAGAACAAAGCACAGGTGTATGACATTATAGGATCGCCTATGGTGTTCTTTGGAGACAGAATTCATGTTAATGGTAACGATAAACCACTAGCGGATAAAATGATACACCCACAGGATAAGTGGCATCAAGTCGATGGACCTTATACAACAGAAGACATACTTAAAAAAGATTATTCCTAATGGACTTTATTGGCGCGAACCCACATGAGATGAAAGCAAAACTGAATGCAGTAGGACCTGGATTCTGTTTAGCCAAGTGGACACAACTTACACTTAACTTACAAAATGGAACTGCACACAGTTGCCACCACCCACCAGTACATCAAGTACCTGTAAACGAAATTAAACTAGACCCTAGTTCATTACATAACTCCATTTATAAAAAACAACAACGTAAAGAAATGCTCGAAGGTGGTAGACCTAAAGAGTGTGATTACTGTTGGAGAGTTGAAGATGCAGATCCAAATGCGTTAAGTGACAGACATTTAAAGAGTGCATTTAGTTGGAGCAACAAACACTTTGATACAATTAAAAACAATGATTGGAGTACAAACTTTCAGCCTAGTTATGTAGAAGTAAGTTTTGGATATGCTTGTAATTTTAAATGTATGTATTGCAGTCCTGCTATTAGTAGTTCATGGATGAAAGAAGTAAAACAACATGGCGGCTTTGGAACATCGGACAATTACAATGATATTAAATGGACTGAACGTCAAGGCAGAATGCCTATACCAGAACGAGAACATAATCCATATGTAGAAGCATTTTGGGAATGGTGGCCCGACTTGTATCCAGCCTTACATACATTCCGTGTTACAGGTGGCGAGCCACTTATGAATAAGAACACATTCAAGATGATGGATTGGATTATTAATACTGAAACACCAAACACAAATTTGTTGTTAGGTATTAACAGTAACTTCTGTGTAGAGGATAAACTGTTTGACAGATTTATAGATAGATCAAAGCAAGTATTAGCAAGTGGCAAAGTTCGTAAACTAGAAGTGTACACAAGTGCAGAAGCATTTGGTAACAAAGCAGAATACATTAGAACTGGATTAGATTATAAAAAGTTTATGAAGAATGTAGACTTTGTTTTAAATGAATTTAAAGACGAGCCCAATTTTAGTATTACATTTATGTGTACTTACAATGCATTAAGTGTTACAACATTCAAAGACTTCTTAATAGACTTAATTGAATTAAGAAAAACATACGGTAGAGATTGTATGTATATCGATATACCTTTTCTTAGGTATCCAGAGATGATGGATGTTAAAGTGCTTGACGATAGTTTCGAAAAGTACATGACCGACACTGTAACATATATGGAACAAAATGAATCTGAAGGATTGATGCATAGTAGTGAAACAGATAAACTAAAGCGTATTATAGAATACTGGCGTAGTCAACGTACAGTAGATCACACTAATCATAGGAAGAACTTTAAAGTATACACTGCAGAACTAGATACACGCAGAAATACAGTGTTCGCTGATGTTTTCCCCGAATATATGCAGTGGTTCGATGCAATTTAACACAATTTATATAAATAACATTAGTAAAGAAATAGATCAGAGTATTGTTGATGCAATATCAACTACAAGCCTGTTAGATCAATCTAACAACTCTGACACAATCCCAGACAGAGTACATTCTCTAATCACAAACACTGGGACAAAAAATCCGTATTTTATATTAAATGGACCTTGTAAATGGTTCGCATCTTGGTCGGATACACGGATTAACTTCTCTCGTCATACAGAGGTATACTTCTTTTTATACGAAGTATTAACAGTATGGCAAAATCACTCCAGATATAATTGTCCAGTGGGTAGTATAGAAAAAGACTGTATAATCAATGAATTCGAAATGATCGATACATGGTGTAAGAAGCACAACGTTAGTAAGTATAAAATATTTACAAATGAGTATCGCATGAAAGAACAATTACAGCAAACGAAATACGCCAACTGGGCAATATATCCTTTAGACACATTCTCATTAAGTTATAGTTCTCATAAAAAGCAACCTAGTCAAGGTGCTCCAGAAGAAATCAAACACAAATTAAATTGCTTTACATACCGCTGGGATCAACATAGACATTCTGCAGTAGCAATTCTTCACGACATTATGCCTGAGGATAGTGTCATGACACACTTTCACAATACAGATGATTGTGTATTAAAATATCCTTTAGACAACAGCAAGTACTTCGAATCTTATACTAGAGGTTGTAACGACCTTATGAACCATTTACCTTTAGTAGTTGATGAACCAATTGAAACAAAAGTAGTTAGTATGAGAGATTGGCTTAACCCAAGTACAGGAACAATAAATAATATAGGTACAGTTGATCCACTAGAAAACTTATACTGGAATTCATTTGCTAGTGTAGTGTGTGAAACAAACTATGAATATCCTTGGGGTCAGATTAGTGAGAAGACTATTAACCCAATGAAACAGGGATCGCCTGTACTACTGTTAGCAGGTCCACACAGTTTAGAACTATTGCAACAATGGGGACTGAAAACATTCCACGAATTTTGGGACGAAGGTTATGACAATGAACTGGATCCTGTCAAACGTATGGATAAGGTATTTGATATCGTAACAGACATCAGTAACTTATCATACCATGAGTTAGAAGTAATAAAGAAACATATGAAACCCTTACTTGTACACAACCGTAATTTAATACGAACAGGTGAGATGCGAAATAATATTATAAAGGCACTACAATGAATATAGGTTGGTTTGGATTAGGAAAACTTGGAATGATCAGTTCCGAGATGCTAGTTAGTAAAGGACATACAGTTACAGGGTATGACACAAAAGAACGCACTAGTGAGCTTGTACGAGTGTCTAAGACACCGGAAGAAGCAGTTGTAGGACAGGACTTTGTTTTTGTTGCAGTACAAACTCCACACGATAAAGACTATGGTGGAGAGAAGCCTATAACACATTTACCAAACAAAGACTTTGGTTTAGATCCTGTTAAAGAATGCTTAAAAGAAATTAACAAATATGCAACAGAAGATACTATTGTTGTATTAATTAGTACAGTGTTACCTGGTACTACACGCAGAGAGTTTGCGAACTTGTTAGACAAAGCAAGATTAATTTATAACCCGTACTTAATTGCTATGGGTACAGTTGCATACGATATGGTAAATCCAGATATGGTTATCGTAGGAGGCAACAGACCTAACGATACTGATGCACAAGCATTAGTAAACTTTTATAAAACAGTAATGGAGAATGATCCACATTATAATATTGGAACATGGGAAGAAGCAGAAGCAACAAAGATATTTTATAACACCTTTATTAGTGCGAGGTTGAGTCTAGTTAATATGATTCAAGACGTTGCCCAAAGTGTAGGTAATATGAATGTCGATGTTGTAACTAATAGTCTGAGTAACGCAGGACAACGTATAACCAGTGCCGCTTATATGAAAGCAGGCATGGGCGATGGCGGTCCTTGTCACCCTAGAGATAATATTGCATTAAGACATCTTGCAGAAAGATTGGATCTAGGTTACGACTTGTTTGACGCCATTGCTAAAAGTAGAGAAGTACAAGCCGAACGTATGGCAAAAGATATATTAAGGTATGGAAATGAAATTGCATTTACGAGCGATACATATAAGCCAGGAGTAGAATACACTGACGGATCCTATGCTCTACTAGTACAACATTATATTAAAAACATGGGTGGGACTATTACTAATGGACCAGCAAAGGTTCTAGTAATAACTCACCCTGTTGATACAATTGAGTTACCAAGACAAACAGAAATAGTATTTGATCCATGGAGACAGTTTATGACCATTGGACACCACGGAGTGAAAGTTATTCATTATGGAAACACACGAGCTTAGTCCTCTAGAGTATCATACTATAGAACTTGATCCTGTTTGGGAGACAAGTGACTTCGATCAATTTGAATATAAACGAAATGAATACGGAGACATGGAGCAACTAGCGAAATGGAAGACTGCTGGACATACACATAATAACTTTACTGGTATGATGTTTAATGATCAGTTAGCAATTCCACAATGGGCAAAAGACATTGGTAAAATATTAGATTGGAAAGACTGCGGTTTTACATTCTACAAGATGACAACGGGCGACATACTGCCGCCACACGCAGACCATTACAACAAGTATAAAGAACTTTTTGGTATTGAGTCTAGCGATGATGTGTTACGTTGTTTAGTATTCTTGGAAGACAAAAAACAAGGGCACATATTTGAAATAGACCAGTACAGTATGAACTGGCACAAAGGAGGTGCCGTACTATGGAGAGGAAGAGTTCCACATAGTGCAGGTAACATAGGTTATGAATCAAGATACACATTACAAATTACAGGACATTATTAAACTCGACACACTAGAGTTGTTGCGTGAATATGGTGTTAGTTGGAATAGTCCATACGACATTATACTAGAATTTGAAAGACGTTTAGCAACGTTCACAGGATCACCGTATGTAGTAACAACAGACTGTTGCACTCATGCACTTGAGTTATGCATACGTTGGTACAGACAACGACATCCAAGTCGTGTTCCGTCTATTACTATACCGGATCAAACATACCTTAGTGTTCCAATGATGTTGCAAAAGGTTGGAGCATCATTTACTATATCTGATAAAGAATGGATAGGTGAATACCAACTAGGACAGTTGCCTATATATGATAGTGCAAGACGATTACAACACAATATGTATGAAGAAGATACCTTTAAATGCTTGAGTTTCGGACACGGAAAACCGTTGACAATCGGCAAAGGAGGTGCTATAATATTAGATAATAGAGAAGCCTACGACTGGATGATTCGTGCTAGATACGATGGTAGAGACCTTAACGTGTCTCCCTGGGATAAAGAGCAATATGAAACAGTAGGTTACCATTACTATATGTCGCCAGAACAAGCGGCAGTTGGTATTGTAAAATTAGATGAGTACAAAGATACTGCACCAATAAAAGTAAAGTATCCGAGTATTACAAAATGTTTTAAGATGGGGAATAATACATGATTATAGAATCGCATAATGAATGGGATCCATTAAAGAAGGTTGTACTAGGTGATGTGCATGGAGCAAGATTCCCAAAGTATGATGACGTATTTAATGAAGTTGCAAAACACAGTAAGTGGACAGAGTCGGCACAGCCACTAGGACCAATTAATCAAGACGTACTAGACTTAACAGACCATGAACTCAGAGAGTTTGAAAATGTGTTAACAGAGTTAGGTGTCGAAGTGTTACGTCCGAGGCAGTTAGACTTTCAACAAACAGTACACGGTTATAGATACTTTGCAGATGGTATGTATAATTATTGCCCACGTGACATTATACTTGTTGTAGGTAATACAGTAATTGAAACTCCTGTATTGTTTCACAGTAGGTTTCACGAAACAGAAGCATATAGAGATATTAAAAACAAGGCTATGGCTTCAGGAGTTAAATGGATTAGTGCTCCAAGACACGCACTACCAGTACACGAAGTATTTGAGAATGGAAAACTTACAGAGAAGACTCCAATCTTTGATGCGGCTAACGTAATGCGTTTTGGTAATGACTTGTTGTACTTAAAAAGTCAAACAGGTAATGCCGCGGGTGCTCAATGGTTAAGTACAGTGCTTGGTTCAGAATATACAGTTCACATATGGGAAGATGTTTATGCGTTTGCACACATTGATAGTACTATTGCGGCACTGAATGAATCGACATTATTAATTAACAAACAACGAGTTAAGCCTTCACAGTTACCAACGTTTTTGAAAAAGCACAAACGTATCTGGGTTGACAGTGTAGAGGACATGGAGTTTCATAAATATCCATATGCTAGTAACTGGATTGGAATGAATGTGTTAAGCATTGATCCTAAAACAGTTGTCGTCGATCCTAGACAAAGAAAATTAATTAAAAAGTTAGAGAAAGCAAAGTTCGAAGTAGTACCTGTACAACTTACACACAGTCGTACACTAGGCGGCGGACATCATTGCGTTACATTAGATTTGGAGAGGCGAGCATAATGTTAACACTTGGAGTAGCGGCTGGCTTCCATGATGCAGGATTGGCAGTTGTAGATGATGGTGAGATTGTTTTTGCTGGACACAGTGAACGTTACAGTAAACAAAAACACGACAAAGATTTACATATCGACATTGTTAAAAAAGGTTTAAGTTATGGAACACCAGACGTTATAGGTTATTACGAAACACCTTGGCTTAAAAAGACAAGAGAATTATATGCAGGACAAGGATTCTTTGGAGACCGAAGTAGTGCATGGACAACTAAAGGTGCTCTTAAGAATCAATTTACTTTTTTGAAAACAGGATTAGCGTCCGGACAAGAAACAAAGTTGTTACCTAACACAAAAATTGAAACATACAGACACCACCACAGTCATGCGGCGGCAGGATTTCAAACAAGTCCATTCGATGATGCAACAGTTGTTGTTATAGATGCTATAGGTGAATGGGAAACTATTACTATATGGCACGCCGAGTATGATAGTAATATGAAAGCAACGTATAAGAAGTTGTGGAGTCAAAAGTATCCACACAGTATTGGATTATATTACAGTGCTATGACACATCGACTAGGCTTACGTCCATTAGATGAAGAATATATTATGATGGGTATGGCTGGTTGGGGAGAACCTAAACACCACGACGAGATTTATGATGCACTACTGCACGATGACGCAACAGGCAGACTTGCACACAACTTACACATTGGTGTCGACGAAGACTTTCTTAAAGATGCAAATGAATATGACATAGCCGCAAGTGCTCAGTCAGTTGTAGAGAAAATGATCGACAACGTTATGGCAAGAGCAAGAGGATTTAATAAGAGTCGCAATTTAGTTTACATGGGCGGCGTTGCTCTTAACTGTTTATACAACCGTAACTTAGGTAAGTTCTTTGATGACATTTGGATTATGCCCAACCCAGGAGACTGCGGAAGTGCATTAGGTGCCGCGGCATTGGCATACGGAGGCAAACTTCGTTGGGAGACTCCATTCTTAGGTACGCCTATTGTTGGTGCGTATCCAGTTGATGACCTTATTGATGAACTACAAACTAATAAGATTGTAGGAGTAGCAAGTGGTAAAGCAGAGTTTGGCCCACGTGCATTAGGTAACAGAAGTTTATTAGCAGATCCACGTGGTCCTGAGATTAAAGATAAAGTAAATGATATTAAACGTAGACAAAAGTTTAGACCATTTGCTCCGTTAATATTAGAAGAACACGTTAATGAATATTTTGAAATGCCAGAAAACTTACCTACTAGTCCTTATATGCAAGTAGTTGCAAAGTGTAAGAGACCAGAAGACTTTCCGGCAATCATACACGTTGATGGAACTAGTCGTGTACAAACCGTAAGCAAAGACTTCCCAAGTGGTATTAGAGACCTTTTAGAAAGATGGTATGTACTTACAGGTTGTCCTATATTATTAAACACAAGTTTAAACATCAGAGGCGAGCCTATGGTAGACACTAGATTAGATGCAGACAGGTTCGAAGCAATGTACGGCGTTAAGGTGTGTAGTTAATGTTTGATATTATTTTTATGAGTTATGAAGAACCTAATGCAGATAAGCATTGGGATTTAGTTAAGAAGAAGTTTCCGTGGGCAAGACGAAGCCACGGAGTAAAAGGATTACCAACTGCACACCAGGCGTGTGCAAAGATGGCTCGTACTGAAATGTATTATGTTGTCGAAGGTGACAATCATATTACAGAAGACTTCGATCCAAGTTTTAAACCAGACAAGTACGGCAAGGATGCAGTATATGTATACCGAGCTCGTAACAGTGTTAATGACTTAGTTTATGGTTACAGTGGTATTAAATTATTCCCTACACAAAAGGTATTAGACGTTGATGTAGAAACAGTAGTAGACTTTACAACTGCTATTAGTACAAAGTTTGTACCTTACCCTGTTGTAGGAAGTATAGTACATTACGATACTGATCCTTTCAATACATGGAAGGCGGCATTTAGAGAGTGTACTAAACTAACAAGTAAGATTATACCTGGACAAAAGAACGACGAAGACGATGCCAGACTCAAGGTATGGACTACTGTTGGCAACGGACTATACGGTGACTACAGTACTGCTGGTGCAAGAGCAGGAGCAGAGTATGGTAAGAACAATAACGATTACACAAACATTAATAATTGGGAATGGTTAAAGGAAAGATTTGAACAAAAAACAAATTAACTTTGTAGACGATAATGATTTATTTGGTCGTATCGGTTTACTTACAGGCGATACATTATTCAACGACTTGCGTAAAGCGAGTGATAACTTAAACGCAGACTTTACCGATGCGTTAAGTTGGGGACAATTAAAAAGCAAACGTTGGTTAGTAGACGAGCTAGTTCGTACAGGTGAAGAATTAAGAACTGTATTTGTCTTAGGAGGATGGTACGGTACGTTAAGTGCTATGTTGTTTAATACTAATATGGTTATTCATTACATAAGAAGTTTTGATATAGACGAAGGATGTCAACCTATTGCTGATGCAGTTAATAATACCCATGTACAAAACAACTGGAGATTCAAAGCAGTTATAGAAGATATGCATAATATAAACTATGACGCACACACTTGGAGTTGTTGGAGTACTAAAAATAATCGTTTAAGTTTTCCAACTACAGATAGACCCAATACAATTATCAATACCAGTTGTGAGCATATAGAAAACTTTAGTGAATGGTATGCAAAAATGCCTAAAGGTAAATTACTTGTATTGCAAAATAATAATTACAGTGAATTAGAAGAACACATTAATTGTGTTAACAGTGTAGAAGAGTTTGCTGAACAAACACCTATGAAGAATGTTTTATTCTCAGGTGAACTAGACGTAGGCAAATACAAAAGGTATATGCGAATTGGAATTAGATAAATTATCTATTAGAGAACTACAGACAGAATCCGCTAGGGCTCTGGCTACTATGGATGCTACAAGTGTAAACATTCATCAGTTCAATAAACAAGCACATCATAATAGTTGGAACTGGTACAAAGCAGTTATCAATTGGTATGTAGAACAATACGGCGACTTGCCTAGCAAGGTTGGCCCGGGTATGAAAGTCGAACTTAAATG